CGAATAGCATCAAAGTTCACAGTGGACCACAATCCAGGATGCATGGGCTTAGGCCAGTGTCCTGATTCGATCCATGCCCATCCAATATGTTCGTGATTCAAACAAGGTTGGAATTCAGAGGCCACTGAGCAAAAAAAAGTATGATATACAAATCCTTGGTCGGCACTGGTAAACTTTTCCAATGGCGCCAGTTTGATATAGTCGGGCATCGTGCCTAGTTCTTCTTGACATTCACGCTGCATCGCATCAATCAGTGTTTCACCGGCTTCGATCTTACCACCTGGCAACCCCCAGGTATTGTTGTGGCGTGCATCATTGCGTAACAAATAAAGATATCTCTGGGTATCAATCGCATAGAACCATACACCCACTGCGTTCACAAAACCAGACTCCACGTTCCTCCTGGGTACAGCCCTTGATAGCTTTTGATCCATGTGTTGCCCGTCCATTCGTATTGTATATTAGTAGTGATGTTGGTCACATACTGTATATTATCTGGACTTGATGTACTGTCAAAACTTATGACCCAGCGTGAACCGTCAAACTCAATGATATCATTGGCCTGGGCTATCAATGGTTGCTGGGAGGTACCCGCCCATGCCTGGGCATAACCGTTGTCGCTGCCTGTGTTTTCAGTCAATAGATAACGCTGACCCAATAGGCTGGAATCCAATCCGTCACCCGGCCCACTCAGTAAAGGATTGATCACAGCATCCACCGGATCTAATGTGTTGGCAGGCACAGTATCTTCGTCGATGCTGTATAACAAAAATCTATCATCGGTGGGGTCATATGCCACGTTTCCTGTGACTTCAGTACCATCTTCTTGTTCTAGTCTAACAAGGCTTATTCCAGGACGCAATACACCGTATTCCCCAACCACTGCTGGCCACAATAAATTACTTGGCGGGGAATCTGGGGGTACTAGACTAGAATTTGACTGATCTACCACTTGTTGTGGTCTTAATACCTGCAACTTATTACCAATCAACAGCACCTGATAGTTATAAGGTGTGATCACTTGCCGTGTGCCCATCAATAGATCGTTGTCTAATATGGCATTGCTGGCGTCGCCCTTGGCGTCAAACACCGACATCACGATACGTTCAACTACACCTAGTTTCTTGACCTTGGCTGGACTGGAAATCCAGATAGGCAAGTTAAATGTCAACGTGGCGATATCAATGGGATCTTCTGTGCCTTGGGGGATAGTGCGACTGCTCCAGATCACACTTTCAAGATCGCATGTGGTCAAACTGGTCCAATCAATATAGTTGTCTGTGCTCTGTATCTCCAATGCTGGATTGAACAGCACCAACATCTGTTCCAGGATCTGCATCTTCTGATTTGTGTTCGACGTCCAGATATCTAATTTTAGTGTGAGTTTATATGGCACTGGCATCAGACGTTCTATGCTGAACGCATTGCCCTGTGTGGTTTCGTAACTGTCAGTGCCTTCGTCATAGGTACGCTGTCGCACTGCGATTTTGCTGATGTAATTTGGTTCCTGCATCCTGGGACGATCATAATCTAAAGCACCGATATAAAATGTCATCAATGGTGTGCTGGGCATCTGATTAGCAGAGTTCTGCTGCATGATAGTGGCAGCTTGCCGCGACGCATCACCATAACGAACTGGCACACGCACTAGAGCATGATTGGTGCCTTCTTCATTGCGCCCATACTCGATGCTGAAGTTTGAAAAGATCCTTGCGAACTGCAAAAGGAAACGACGTATTTGTTCGTCATAAAAAAATTGTGGGCCGGCCATGGGTTAGCCTCCGTTGTCTGCGTTGGGTTTGAGAATCTGGCTGAGACTCTGACGACTGGGTATGGGTCCACGATCTGTTGTGGGTACCACTGTATCATTGTTGACAAAACTGGCTCGTTGTGTCTTGGCACTCTGATCTAGGTCTAGGCCAGTACGCACTTTGTCTTCGATCTTGATCCACATGGTTCCATTGTATCTAAACAATCTGTTAGGAAAATAATCCAAGCGCAGAGCATAATCGCCAGCAGAGGGCGATGGCGGAAAACTAACTCCTGGAGTGACTGGCAAGCCATTGGGGGCTATACCATCACCTGTTAGATATCCCAGAGTGTATCCATCTGCACGAGGAGTAGTGCCCTCACCACCTTGGGTGCCATCCACTGTGGGACCAGATTGGTCAGCAGTCAATCCTGATTGTGCAGGTTGTCCGTCAGCAGTGGTGGGCAGTATATAAAACTTTACTGTGTCATAACCGCTGAGCGGGACTTCTACACCTGCCTGTATTAGAATGGCATCATTGATCTCTAGATCCTTGGGACGAGTGCTTTGATTCTGGGCGATGGTTTCCGGAGTCTTAGGAGTCCAATATGTAGTGTTCGTGATAGGTGTACCTGGAGGCACGTTCTGAGCCGCGGTGTAATAACTGTCGCCGTCTTTCACGATAGTGCCAGCGGGATAAAAGTTACCATTGTCCCAGATGTTGTCGGGCTCAAAAGGCTTGTTGGTAATGTCATTGTATTCCTGTGCATTGACCAGAGGCGTGGCTTTCACACGCCATAGATGGGGCAACCATGTCTGGCTAAAACCCTCGGCTGCAAACGCAGCGTCTTGTATCACATAATATTTGGGTAAGGCCAGTGCTATGCTGGAATTCAAAGGATTGTAGTCTTTGAGATTGGGTAATTCTAACACATCGCCTGCCATGAGTTTGCGACCAAAAGTATCAATCATGTCGTTGTAGTGGAACGTGATAAACAGGGTATCGTTGTTTAAAAACAAACCAAATTGTGTGAGATTGAAATCAATGTCTTGATTGCGATAAACACCGCGCATCACATACACATCAGCGTCGTATTTGCGGTCTCGGTTTTCCAGCAACAGCAAATCTTCAATAAACAAGGGATTGCTAGTATCGTAAACGGGCAGCGTAGCGTCGTTGTCGCCTACGTCCCCGACGCTTGGGCCCAGATATTTGTGGACGTAGATATCCAATCCACCCACAGTATACATCTCCGAAATGGTGCGATCGAAAAAGCGATAATCGTTGGTTTTGTTTGGGCGGTATAGGCTTAGGCGAGGAATTTTAGATCTCCTTTGCTAATATGCCAGCGAGTATATTTGGTAGCGTTAAACAACATAGTCATGTATTTATGGACCAGGTTGACCAGAAAAGGCAATTATCATAAAATACTGTTATGGATGAATTAATGCAACGAAGCCAACAATGCCGGATACAACTAGCCCAGATCACAGATCGTCGGGCTGGCCGTGATCTCCGGCGTATGCTGGATGTAGCAGAGCGTCATCTCACAGAACTTAGCAAAGAAGCAGTGACTTGCCGCAGACAGCGACGAACAACCCGACGTTACGAGGAAATACACCAACAGGCTGAACAAGCCCTGCGCAATTTTGAGCAACACTTACTAATGGCCAAACTGAAATATTGACATGAAAATAGTCAAACTGGATCGCCGTCACAAAGCATTTAAACTGGGATACACAGTGGCCCTGGAATTCACCGGTTATGCTGGACAGGGTGCCGACTGGGACCGGGCCTGCATCCGCACTTTCGGTAGCCAATATCCCAGGGTGCGTGATGATGGCACTGTGAGCGTGTGGAGAGATTGGTTTGGTGCCCGCCGTGAACCTGAATATCCAGGCGATAAAAAAGTACGCCGCCCATATTTCGTAGGCTTCACAGATGAGAAGTATCTGACCTGGGTGCGGCTCAGCATGCAGGAGGTTGACTCAAAATGAGCATTGTGTTACAATAGCCTTTTAGCCTCAAGGAGCACACATGGCCACAGCCCGTAAAGCCACCGACAAGCCCGCGGTACGAGCACTGATCCCCAAAAGCGGCGATACCAAATACACCGGCGACGAGCCCACTTGGCGTTTGCAGCCCACCGAACATCGAACTGGGCATCTCAGCAAAGCCCTGGCCTGGTACGGTTACTTTTACGGCAAAAAAGAAGCCAAGGACATGGTTGTGGCTTGGATGGAGTATAACGATGCCAAACTGGATGCCAAGCGAGTACGCACCCTTCCGGACAGCGCATTCACTACCACACTAGGCTTCATGTGCAGGATGAACATGGTGGGCCTGGAGCTTAACGATCGCGAAAGCCTTTACATAGCCGATGGCATCGAAGCCCTGCTGAAAGCCCTGCTGGCACTCAAGCAGGCGCCTGTGAAAACAGCAGCCGAGGTCGAAGCCGCAGCAGTTACAGCAGCAGCCAAGCCCAACATCCAGGACCGACTGCGCGAAAAAGTGTCGGAGTGCGCTGGTGAGCTGGAAGGCCTGTATGATGACTTCCGTGTGGGCGGTTGCAAACTCACAGCAGACTTCAAACCCATGAGCCTGATGCGTGGCATGAACATCGCACCCCAAATGGTCTCCGACATCGCCACCATCTGGAAAAATCATCAAGCAGAACTAGAGACTGCACTCAAGGGCAAAGATGCCCAACTGGTGGAAGGCTACAGTCATCTGGGACGCAATGAGCTCAAGAACATGGTCAAGTTCTGCGAAGCAGTGGTCAATGACTGCGGTGCTTATGTGCAGATCAAGAAAGTGGAGCGCAAGCCGCGCAAGAAAAAGGCTGTGCCTCCAGAGAAGCAAGCTGCCAAGTTCAAGTTCTTGCGCGAATTCCCAGAACTCAAACTCACGTCAGAACCCGCACACCGTTTGGTAAACTGCGCCGAAGCCTGGATGTATCATACCAAAAAGCGCAAGTTGATCCACGTGGTAGCAGACAGCCATGTGGGTACCTTTACTGTGAAGAACAACGCTATCATTGGGTTTGACACCACGGAGACTATCCAAAAGACGCTGCGCAAGCCAGCAGAGCAAATCAAAGCACTGATGACAGGGGGTAAGCCTGCTGCTCGCAAACTGTTCAAGGACATCAAGGCCACAGAAACCAAGTTCAATGGGCGTGGCACAGAGGATATAGTGATCCTCAAAGCCTGGTAATAAATATGGCATGACTCAATATGTGCCAACCCGGAAGTTAAAAATAATTGAATTTTATATCACCAATGTTTGTAATCTAACATGCAAAAACTGCAACAGGTTCAATAACTTCAATTTCCGTGGTTGGCAGAAGTGGCAAGATTACGAACATGAATACGCCCAGTGGGCACAGAATCTCAAATTTGATTTCATAACCATCTTGGGTGGTGAGCCCTTGCTGAACCCTACCATCCTTGAATGGTGCCAAGGCATCCGACGACTTTGGCCCGAATCATCTATACATCTAGTGACCAATGGCTACCATATGAATAAAGTGGCCGGGCTATATGAAACCATACGCGACAATAAAATTTTGCTCAGTGTAACATTGCACAATGAGCACGAAGAATCTTTTATCTATGGGGAAGTAGACAAGTTCCTAGATGGCGGAAAAGAGAAATCTCGCAACGAAGCGAAAGGATACATCCACTTTGAAGATCGGCAACTACCAACGGGTGTTTGGACACAAAAAGACTATGAGTTTGTTACCAGTGCTCTGTACAAGACCCCTGACAATAAATTTTCTTTGCACAACAGCGACCCACACATAGCGCACGATCACTGCACCTTTGCCAACGGTAAAACGTATCATTTCGTCCGAGGCAAACTCTATAAATGCGGTCCAGTGGCCCTGTTTCCTGAATTTGACTCCCAACATTCATTGGACATCTCCGACAGCGACCGTCAACTCATAAACTCGTATGAGCCCTTTTCCGCAGAAGATTTTGCCCAGCGCAGCGACGAGATATTAGAAAAGATTGATCAGCCCCTGCCACAAT